GCCAGTCACCACTCGGGACGCGAAGCGCCCGAATACCGCGGCCCCCGCCGCTCATCCCAAGGAAGCCTCTGACATGACTGTTCAGACCACTTCCGGTGCCGGCGGGTCCGCGGCATCGGCTCCTCCCGTCCAGAATGCTGCCCCGGTCGACGCCGCCGCTGTGCGCCGCGAGGCCGCCGAGAGCGAGCGCGCTCGTATCAATGGCATCCATGCCGCTGCGCGCAGCGCCAAGATCGATGTCGCTGACGATTTCGTCGCCAATCTCATCCAGAACGGCACCGCTCTGAACGACGCGCGCGTCGCCATCGTCGACCGCTGGTCGGAGATGCAGAACAGCCGCCAGGACAACCCGGCCGGTTCGCAGATGCCGTCCGGCATTGAGGTCCAGGCCGATGCCGTCGACAAGTGGGCGCAGGGCGCGGAGCGCGGCCTGATGATCCGAGCTGGCCTTGCCAAGCCGGAGGACAAGGACCGCGGCAACGAGTTCGTCGGTCTGACGCTGGCCGAGCTTGCGCGCTCCTCGCTCACGGTGCGCAACATCAAGACCGGCGGCGAGAACCGCATGGCGATGGTCGGCAAAGCCTTCACCGTCCGCAACAGCGCCGGCCTGCACTCGACCTCGGACTTCCCGTCGATCCTCCAGAACGTCGCCTATCGCGCGGTGCTGCAGGGCTACAACGAGGTGGAGGAGACTTTCCCGCTCTGGACCGGCAAGGGCACGGCTTCCGACTTCCGGCCGATCAGCCGCGTCGACATGAGCCTCTTCCCCTCGCTCACCAAGGTCGAGGAAGGCGCCGAGTACACCTACGCCACGATTGGCGACACCGGCACGGTCGTGCAGGTCGCCACCTACGGCAAGCTCTTCGCCATCACCCGTCAGGCCATCATCAACGACGACCTGCAGTTCTTCCAGCGCGTGCCTCAGCGCATGGGCCGCGCGGCGAAGCGCACCATCGGCAATCTCGTCTACGGCATCCTCAACGGTAACCCCGTGATGCAGGACGGCACGGCTCTGTTCGCCACGGCGCACGGCAACCTCGCCACGACCGCAGGTGCGCCGGCCGTCGCCACGCTCGCCGCCGGCATGGCCGCGATGCAGATCCAGAAGGACGACAGTGGCGTCGGTACGGGCGGCGGCGTCATGCCGAAGTACGTGCTGACCCCGCCGGCTCTGTGGATGCCGACCAAGGTCGCCGTGACTTCCGCGAACTATCCGGGTGACGCGGGCCAGGTGGCCAACCCGATCCGGGATATGTTCACCCCGATCTCGGACAGCCGCCTCACCGGCACCGCTTGGTATCTCGCTGGCGACCCGGCGACCACCGACACCATCGAGGTCACCTACCTCGACGGCGTCGAGGAGCCCTTCCTCGATCAGAAGGACGGCTGGAACGTCGACGGGACCGAGATGAAGGTCCGGCTCGATGCGGGCGTGAAGGCCCTGCACTGGCGCGGCCTCTACAAGAACGTCGGCGCGTAAGCGTCGCCATCTGACCCGAGCGGCGTCTACCCGGCGCCGTCTCCATCCTTTCCGGAGACAGCATCATGAAAAACTACATTGAGCCGGGTGATACCTTGACGGTCCCGGCCCCGACTGGCGGCATCCTGAGCGGCGGCGTGTTCATCAGCGGCTCGCTGATCGGCATTGCCACCACCACGGCCGCTGTCGGCGTCCCGGTCGCGGTTAAGACCTGCGGCGTGTTCGAACTGCCGAAGGTCAGCGCTCAGGCTTGGACGGTGGGCCAGCCCATCTATTGGGACGGCGCCGCCGGCAATGCCACGACCGTGAACACCAGCACGACGCTGCTGGGCTATGCCACGGAGGCTGCGGCGAACCCGTCTGCTGTCGGCCGCGTCCGCCTGATCCCGCGCGGCGTCTAACGTCGTGATCGACTTCGACGCGCTCGTGTTGGCGCCTCTGGCCGCCATCTACGGCCGTCCGATTTACGTCACCCCGCTCGCCTCGCAGCCCGGCAAGCCGAGCTACTGGGCGCGGGGCGACTACCGAGTCCAGAACATCGACGTCGCGGACATGGCGGGCAACATCCTGTCCGAGCAGACCCTTACGATGGGTGTTCGCCGAGCCGATTTCCGCGTGCCCGTGATCGGGGGCGAGGCCGGCCCGCGCGATCAGGTCTACATCCCCGCGCACAAGAGCATGCCGGCCGCTGGTCCCTTCTGGATCGACGACACGGACGACGACGCGCAGGGGCATTCGGTCTGGTCGCTCAAGGAGGCGCCCGTGACGCCTCAGAACGTGCCGCCGCAGACCTGACGTGGCCACCCTCGCCAACGAGATCCGCGACGCGGTTCTCACGACGATAGCCAACCTCGGCACGCTGAAGACGGCGCGGGTCGTCCCAACGTTCCAGTGGCAGCCGGAGGACATGCCGGCTTGCAGCGTCTACCGGATGCGCTGCTCCCGCCGCGCGCTCGGCGACGCGAATGCCGGCGAGCCCTCCTTTGAGGACCACATCGTCATCGGTGTCTCGCTCTGGACCCGAGCCAAGGACGAGATGGAACTTGACACGGTGACGGACGACTTCGTCGCGCAGATCGAGAAAGCCCTTCTGAGCACGCCCGCGCTGCTGAGCCTGTTCGAAGGCGTCGAGTCCCTAGACTGGACGACGAATTACCCGACTAACGCCTCGGCCTACATCGCCGAGACCCGCCTGGAACTAACCGTCCAGCTGTCGAGCATCTGGCCGCCTTACGTGCCGGACGATTTCCGCGGCGCCGACTTCAGAGAGCGGCCCGCTCGCGCAGGCGAGCCTACGCCGCCGATCACCTTCCAAACCAACGTCACCCCCTAACCGGAGGCCGCCATGGCTGACGATATGATCGCCGTGAAGCCGGCGCGCAAAGGCATGGGCCTTGTTCACCCCGTCGCTGGTCCCCTTCGGGACGACGGGGGCGCGTGGCCCGCTGACGGGTTCACGTTCCGCCGCTTGCTGGACAAGGACATCAAGCGCGTCGAGCCGGACGATGCCGATGGCGATGCCGCCGACGCCAAGACGGCCCCCAAAGCCAAGAAGGTCGACGCCAAGAGCGAGACCATGACCGATGCGCCGGCTGGCGACCTCGGCCCCACTACCGCCACGACCAAGGCTGCCGCGCAGGCTGCCGACCCCGCCAGCCGCTAAGGATAGACCATGGGCGCCGTCAGCTTCTCGCAGATTGCCTCGACCGGCAATTATGTCCCCCTTCTCTCCATCGAGATGGACCCGTCGCAGGCCGGCACCGACACGCAGGTGCTGACCGGCCTCATCACGGGCTACATGAATAGCGGGCTCGCGACGCCGGGCGCCAAGGTCAGCGTCGGGCGCCAGTCCCAGGCGGTCACCCTGTTCGGGGCCGGCTCCATGCTGGAGCGCATGTGCGCGCGCTGGTTCGCACTGAACCAAGACACGCCGCTGACCGTGCTGCCGGTCGAGCAGCCAGCCGCTGGCGCAGCTGCCACGGGGACCATCACGGTCTCCTCGGCGCCCACGCAGGCGGGCACCCTGACTCTCTACATCGCCGGCTATCCCGTGCCGGTGGCTGTCGGCGCGTCTGACACCCCCACCGACGTGGCGACTGCTTGCGCTGACGCGATCAACGCCAATGCTTTCGTGCCGGTCACTGCCGCCGCCGCTGCTGCTGTCGTGACGCTCACCTGTGACTTCAAGGGCGTCCTCGGCAACGACATCTACCTGACTGCGAACTACCGCGGCGTGAACGGTGGGGAGGTGATGCCGGCCGGGCTGGCCGTCACCTTCGCCAACAACAACTTCATGACCGGCGGCTCCGGCGTCCCCGACTGGACGGCTCCCATCGCGGCGCTCGGTGACAACCCCTACGAGTTCGTCGCGATGCCGTTCAACGACACGGGCTCGCTCTCGGCCTGGGGCTTGGAATACGGCTTCTCTGCTACCGGTCGCTGGGGCGTCAACCGCCAGACCTACGGCGGTATCTACTCCGCGATCCGCGGCACCTACTCGGATCACATGGCCTACGGGCCGAACCAGAACTACCCGACCATCACCATCATGGCGATGGAGAAGAAGGTGCCCGCCCCGTGCTGGGAGGTCGCCGCTGCCTATGCCGGCCGCGCTGCCCTCGCTCTCTCGGCGGATCCGGCCCGACCGCTGCAGACCCTGACGCTGGACGGTATCCTCCCGGCTCTGCCGCAGGACCTGTTCGCCAAGCTCGAACTGAAGAGCATCGCGAGCGTCGGCCTCGCCATTCAAGGCACGGTCGCCGGCAAGATGCAGATCCTGCGCGAGCAGACCACTTACCAGTTCAACAGCTACGGTCAGGCGGACAACAGCTATCAGCTGGTGACGACGCTCTCAACGCTGGCGACGATCAACCGCCGCCTGCAGACCGCGATCACCAACAAGTTCCCGCGCAGCAAACTCGCCAACGACGGGACGAACTTCGGCGCCGGTCAGGCAATCGTGACGCCGAACGCCTTCAAGGCTGAACTCGTCGCGCAGTATCGCCAGATGGAGTTCGATGGGCTGGTGGAGAACACCAACCTGTTCAAGAAGAACCTTGTCGTGGCCCGGAGTGATACAGACCCGGATCGGATTGATGTTCTTCTGCCCCCGGACATCATCAACGGCTTCCGGTTCGGCGCTATTTTGAACCAGTTCAGACTCAACTACCCGGATCCGGCCCTGACCCGCGCCTGATCCGGCCGGTCCTGAACTTCCTCAACGCCCTGAACACTTCACCCCGCCGTCTCCGGCGGGTGTTTCCTGCTGGAGATAATCCATGGCCCGCATAGCCGGCATTGCCTACGTTAAGGTTGACGGAGCGCAGCTTCCTCTTCGAGGCAGCTTCACCGTCAGCCCCTCTCGGTTCGAGCGCGCGATGATCGCGGGCCAAGACTACGTGCACGGGTATTCCGAGAACCCGCGCGTGCCCTTCATCGAGGGCGATGTCTCGCTCACGGCCGATGTGTCGATTGAGACGCTGGACGCGATCACAGACGCGACGGTGACGGCCGAACTGGCGAACGGCCGGGTCTACGTCCTCAGCGGCGCGGTCTGTAAGTCGGCGCACGAACTGAACACCAAAGACGGTCAGGTTCGCGTGCGCTTCGAAGGCACGAACTGCGACGAGATCTAAGCCATGGCCGACGATGCGATCTGGGCGCTGACAGTCACGCTGTCAGAGCCGATTGAGATTAAAGCCAAGGCGACTGGAGACGTCATCGAGACGATCTCGGAGCTTCCGTTCAGGAAGCCTTCTGCCATGGACATCATTGAGGTTGGCGGCAATCCCGTCCTCATGGACATGTACGCCGACGACCCGATGGCGACCATGCGGTTCGACGGCAAGCAGATGTCGGCTATGATGGCTCGGCTCTCGGGCAAGCCGCTGTCGACCATCGCCCGCATGAGC